TGGAGATGTTGTGTTCCAAGAGTTCATGAAGGATGAGTTACTTAAGAGAGCGAAGATTTTTGAGAAGCCTGCGACCAGAGGGATTGCCAATCCGCCCATAGATTTACTTCTAGTTGAGCGAGCGGCATTCCTTCCGTTTATAGCATTACTACAGTATAACAGGCATGAGATTGATTGTCAGGTAGGTATAAATCCGATGTCAGGGAGTGAATGGACTGAGATGATCTGCAGATTAAAGGCAAACTCTGATCTAGTGTTTGATGCAGATTACACTGCGTTTGATTCCACTATACATCCTGTTCTTTTGGACGCTTTTGCGGACATTGCGAACGGTGTTATGGGTGGAGACTTTTATACGCAGTTGGCAAGGAAGACTTTGATTCGTTATGTGTATGATAGAGTTTCACAGGTTACTAATGTTCAGGTGAAGATTGACCAGGGTATGGCATCAGGGATGCCTATGACGGCGGTTGGAAACAGTGTGATTAATAGTATCTATCTCCGTGTTGCGTGGCTTATGCTTGCAGAGGCTAATGCACCAGAGATGGCTGATTTACAGAAGTTTGATAAGTATGTGAAGGCTATTGTGTATGGAGATGACAATGTGGTTACAGTGAATGCTTGTGTTGCGCAGTGGTATAACTTGCGCGCTATTGCATTGTGCTTGGAGCCATATGGGATATTGATGACAGATGGACAGAAGAATCCGAGGGACCAGACTTTGCCGTTTTCGAACTGGGAAGATGTGCGCTTTCTTAAGCGCGCTTTCCGCAAGGACGAGGCGACAGGTATGTATATGGCACCTCTGGAGAAGAAGACGATTATTGATCGAATTAGGTATGTTAAGGCTAAGGCATGGTTACCGGATTTGGAGATGAGAATTCAGATGTCTTTGGAGGATTGTATGTTCCATGGGAGAGAGTACTTTGAGGCTTTCAAGTTCTTTGTTAACAGTTGTATGGATGAGATGCAGTTACCTTGTTTCACAGTGTCCTATGATAGAGAGAGAACCAAATGGGAAGTTGCTTCATGCATGCTTGCATTACAGGCCCCTAATCAGGTCTATTTTGCGCAGGATGATCAGCAAGGAGGGGTTGAAGTGTTCTTTGCGCTCGAGGCTACGCCTCCGACGCGCGTGAACAATCGTTGGGTCCTCCCACTTTCCGGTCCTAGAGCTGCTATCGGTAATGAAAGTAATGTTTTGGGTTTCTGGCACGCACCGCGGTCTTCGAATGGAGTTCTACCGCCGCCTACTTCTACAGGCGGTATCACTCTACAGCAGTTACAGCAGGAATTGAATCAGAGACCGTGTAATGGAGTGACCTTG